TCTGTTTCTCTACCTTCAGCGTCTACGTAAACAGTCGGTTCTAAAAACAAAACATTAGCTTCCTTTTGCTTTCTAACTTCTACGGGATCTAAATTCAAATTACCTTTAATAAGTAACATAGCGTCATTTAAATCACTCATATAGTTAGCAGTATCTGATTCAGCATTATCATACAAATCAATTAAAGTGATTACTTTCTCGTAATCCCCTTTTCTTCTTTCGTTATTGCTAAATTCTGTGATAGGCATGCGTTCAAATGAGTGAGATTCAAAACTGTTTTCACGTGGTGTAAGCTTCAATCCATTTGTTCTATTGGTAAGATATCTATAAACACCGTGTGAAGTGAATAAATCAACAGTAAACACTTCGTCTTCGTCAGTCTTGTCTATTGGTTTAGTTCTTAAATATCTAACGCCTGCGATACTATTACGTTCAACTGTGTTGTCATATATGATAAAAGTGCTCATCGCATCACTCTTGTATAAACGCGTTTCATCATCTTGATTTCTAATCATCAACTCATAAGCTTTACCATAAATTGACAAATCTAATCCTAAAGATCTATTGTGTGACTCAACATCATTCAAATCATTGAACGCCTCAATAGCTTCTAATACATCTTTGTCATCATCTTGGTATTGAATTGGATTGCCTAAGAAATAACCGTTAATAAAATCGCTAATATAAGATGCGTAATCATGAGCTACACGGTTGTCTGCCATGTACTCTTCTTTGCGTCGTGTTAACTCAACTAAGTTCTTAGTTTTACCTTCGTAATAATCACTTAACACTTTCAATCTAGGTCGTTGGTAATCCATGTGATGTTCAATGTATTTACTTACTTCATTAACGTTTTGTAATAAATCGGATTCCGTCCCGTCATATGTGTAAACAACATTGGCTTCATCATTAAATAAGTAATTTATGTTTCCCCGTAGATCTGTATCTGTTTCAAATTCGTTTACTTTTAACATTTGTTCCCTCCTATAATCCTAGAGATTTTATTGTGTCAACTTTCGAACCTACATTTGTACGTTTTCTAACTGGTCTGTAGAATCGTTCCACAGAATAACGCAGCGAATCGATACAATGATTGTATGTATCTACTGGTTCATTAGTATATTCACCTGTATCTTTGTCCTTTTGCCATGTGTAGTTGTCAAACTCTTCAATAGTCTTGAAACAACGTTCATCAACAATGATTTCAAATTGCATTAAGAATTGTAACCCTTGTACAACCGAGCCCTTCCCTTTTTTGGTTGGTAAAATCCTTTTAAGCCCTAGATTCCTTAATTCAGCTATACTTTTTTGTTCTGCACTATCTGCTGTAATTTCTTCTTTAGCATAACCAAGTTGCTTTATGACATTAGCTATTTCATCATTCAGCATACCTTGTTTAACATACTCTTCAATGATGTATAACTTCTTTTTCTTTACATCTATTTTAGAATGTATAAAAGCACTAGGATCATTAACGTAGCCAAAGTCCAATCCAAAATAAGAAGGTAAATGTCTTAACTCATCTTTATTTATTAAACGTTTTTCATACTTAGGGAAAACTAATTTGTCTAATGTAGCAAATTCACCTAACGCATAAATTTTGTAATATGCTGGATTACGATTTGCTAACAACTCTAAGTTTTGTCGTGTCATTTCATCAAGAAACTTATTATCTCGATAACTAGATTGTCTAATCATGACATTTTCCATTGGTTCACCATGTTCAAAGAAATACTTATAAACCCAATTCAGTTTAGATACTGGGTTAAACATCAAAAATATTTGCTTATTCACGTGTTTACGCTCCCTCAAACGCAACGTTAATTGCGTGTAATCATTTAGTGTGAATTCAGACGCTTCTTCCATGACTATGTCTGATATGCCTTTTATCGACTTTATTTTCTCTGGGTTATCTAATCCTTTAAACAAAAAAACTGCGCCGTTTGGCAATTCAACTTTGTTATCAGTCTTATTCCAAAGGCACATGTCCCAAATACCGAAGTTTATCAAACAATCTTTGACATCTTCGAATAAACTATCTTTAATTGTTGATTGGACTTTTCTAAGCCATAGTATACGCCTAGGATATTTCCAGTCTTGCAATGCTTTAAGTACAACTTTTTGTATAACGCCGTGAGACTTACCACTCGAACCTCCACCGTAATGTACTTCAGTGAAGTTATCGTAATTGGTTAGTATTTCGAATATGTTTCTGTTGAAAACATTAGATGGTTTGTTAAAGTTTAATTTAACTTTCGTCATCGTACTCACCAATATTAATCTCAATATTCTTCTGAGTAATTTCTTTTTTGTCGATATACGCACCATGAACTTTTAGTATGTGGTCAATAGATCTCTGACGCTCTTCAAAAGTTGGTGTGATTGTGTAAGTAACCTCTTTTTCCACTTCATCGTTTAAATGGTCATATTTCTTACTGTAAGCCTCTTGAGGTTCTCCTCTAGCAATAGAAGCAGATAACGCTAAAGCTTCTGTAATGCTCATTAAACGCTCTTCTTGTATCTGTTCTAATCGTTCTTTAATATATTCCGAAACATTAACATTTCTTAACAATCGACTTGCTAAAGACTCTGCTGTTTTCTTACTATAACCTGCTGAAATTGCTGCTTTTTTACCATTACATCCATTCATTATATATTCATCTGCGAATCTCTTTTGTTTTTCGTTCATTTCATTTACCACCAACTCTCGCGCTATACGCTTTTTAAAATTAAAAAAGGATTGGCTATAATCAGCCAACCCACATAGATCCTTTGTTCCTAATTGCGATAAGGGAAACGCAGTAAGATAGTCAATATCCTACACTATCATAATATCTCATTTTAGGTATCAAAAACTGCCACTTTACTGCCAATTTCACTCTTCCCCTAACTCTTCCGCCAATCTAGATATGATTTTCCTTTTGATTCTATGAGCAGTTCTATCAGAAATGTGTATGTCATCACAAACTTTCACTAATTCCTTTTTATTAAAATAATACTCTTGAATGAATTCGCGTTCTTTCCTACTTGATGTGTTGATTATACGTTCAATAGCGCTCTTAAACTCAAGGATTTTACCTCTTCGTATACTACAAAGATAATTAGTTACTGCCATTTCTGTTTTCGATGTATTAGACGGTACAAACTCCCCGCCTATATTTGTATCTGTTGGAATCCATGGTGTCATTATTTCACTTCTTAAATCTTCGAGTTGCTTATGATAATTAGGATAATCACACAACTCATCTTCTAACTTTCGAACTGTTGATAATTTTAATCCATATTTCTTTTTAGTCATGAATACCCTCCATACAAATATTTTTAATCTTCAAAATGTCTCAATCTACTTCTTAATATCTCTATCTCCCGCTCTTTAACTTTCACATCGCCTTTTAACTGTTCAGCTTGCAACATCACACCAAACAATAAGATGACTAGTAATATAATTGCTATGACTAACCACATCATCTACTCTGACACCTCCGCCCTCATCAAATCAGACTGATCGCTCAACTTTGCGAAGTCACTCGGCGCCTCTACATCATCATTAGCCGTCATCATAATATATACTTGCTCCGTTACATACTTACCTAACTCATACATTGCTAGTAAGAATAATAGTCTTAGTATTTGTTTAATCATCATTGTCATCTCCAGTATCAATTAAACTAGGCATCATTCTTAACATAGCCCTTAATTCATGTTCATTCATATTAGCCATCATAGGACTGTAAAATTCACTGTCTTTATCATTAATTTCTTTAATGAAATCATCTTCAATCTTAGCTTTTTCTTCAGGTGTTTTATTTTTATATTTTTTGATTATTTCAGTGTACTTTTTCGGGAATTTCATTTTAGGAATATTAATCATCGTCTGCCTCCTCAACATTGATCCCAACTATATAACCTTTGTTCAATACAAGTTCTCTGCCATAATCTTTTTCTATCGTTAAATAGTCATCATCATTTCTAAAATTGTCCAAAACAAATACTATTTCGTTAAATAATTCATCTTCATGTAATATCAAACTACTACCGTCATGTAATAAAATTCTCAGCTGATTCATTTCCCACGCTCCTCAATAAGTGTGATTGATTCAATCGTATCTGTTTTAATATACGTTGGCTGTTTGATTATATTACTTACGTAAATAAAACCATTAAAATTTACCGTTCTTTCAACATATTTTTCAAAAGGTTCAGCTGTTTTTACAAAATAAACTCCACCTGAAATAGTTTTAATTTTAACATCCGTCATTTCCCACACTCCCTTATATTTTCAAACAACTGACCCACTTTAATAACTGCATCTCTTTTAACTTGCGCCTCGTACTTCTCTTTTGCTTCTTCTTTACTCTCTGCCTCAACAACTGTAAAGCTTTGATTGCTCTTAGCTCGAGTTATGTGTGTATGCTTACGTCCTGTTGAATCTTTGAATGTTGTAACTAAGTATTGTATCATTTCCCCAAAACCTCCTTGACTCGATCTAAGATGTCTTTACACTCCGCTACTTCCGAAGCCTTTTGCTCCACGTTCTGAAACACTCTCGAATTCCTCCACTTGCTTTAGTTCCGGTGTCCATATAGGCACGATAACCAATTGAGCTAGTTTGTCGCCTTTGTTTATGACATAACTACCATTCATAAATAAAATTTTATCTGATGGATGTGGTGGGGCATACTTTCCGTCTATCCCAGCAACATTTCGACTAAAGTTACCATCATCCCAAATCTCTAACGTTTCAATATCATTCTTGATATTAATCCCTAAATTGCCATGATATCCCGCGTCTATCTTTCCTGTTTCAATCACTAAATACGTTTTACTACTTACACCACTACGGCTAGTTAATAGCCCGACATAGCCCTCTGGTATACTTACAGCTACATCTGTTTTAATCACTGCCTTTTCTTGCGGCTCAAGTACGACGGTTTCGGCTGAGAATATGTCATAACCTGCATCTGTCTTATGATTTCGTTCGGGCATTCTAGCATTTTCTGATAATAGTTTTACTTGTAATGTGTTAGTCATTTTCCTGCTCCACATCTACATAAATTTCATACTCATCACAATCAAATGGCACTTCCATTCTCGCAATATCATGCGCCTCATTTTCTGCTTCGTCTAAACTTTCAGCCTCGATAGTCTCTTCAATCATGCCAGTGTATGTGATTTGAACATTAAATTTTTTCATCTTCCTGCTCCTCCTCATATTTATAGACAACTTGACCCGTCATAATCCCTACTGCTTCATCAAGTTCAATATCTTCTTTGAGTGCATCTTGCATAGCATTAGGTAAACCCTCAAGTATTTCATCAAACGCTTGTGCTTTCTTATACACGTCCTCAATCTCTTTTAGTAATCCCTCTGTGTCATTGCCGTTATACGCACTAGCACTTATAACGGACTGTTCTATTTGTTCACGGTTATTCATTAGTGTCATCCTCCATTTGTCCTAAAAATTCGTAGAACTCATTTGTTCCGTCTAATTTGTCCATTCGGTACAATATAGCACTTGCGTTGATTTTAGCTCCCATGTTTATAGCTACTGCCTTGTTCGCTCTACTCTCAATCTGTAGTTCGTTAAGTCTAAAACGGTAAAATTCGTATCTTCCAAGCAATTCATTTTTGACTGTGCGCCACATGTTCTCCAGCTCTTCGTTACGCTCTCTTAACTTAGCTATATCCCCAATAAGCTCGTCACGTTGCTTCTTGTACTCATCACGTTGTTTTCTCATCTTCTTCAACCTAGCTTCCGTTACGCCTATTTGGAATCCTGTTTCATAGTTCATTCTGTTACCTCCAATAAATGAGATGATTCAAATATGTTGCCTTTAACTTCTACCTCGTGTCTATTAATGATGAGGTTTAGAGAATAAAGCCCTTTGTCGTAACCGTATCCATGCATGTCATCTTCAACGCCAAACATACCGTTTTTAAAAACAATTCTTGCATTCGGTCCAATTCCTTCTAGCACATTAACTTTCACTATATCGCCTTCGAATATCTCCACACCATTCACATCTTTAACTCCTGTAGATTGCATGAGTTCAACAGATGAATGCCATCTTTTATGATTTTCCTTACCGTTAGACTGTACTCCAGCTAAACGAATAATTCTTGCACCTTTGCTACTAAAATCAATAGCACTTACTTTGTGCATTTCCTTACCTAATTTATCCCACGCTCTAAATTTCGGCATCATACTACCAACTCCCCATCTTTCCAAATTAACGTCATCGTCATATCATCGTTTAAGATATAGAATGCTTTGGTAGGCAAACGTCTACCATATAAACATTCTTTTATACTAGTGTTTGCATATAATACGGTTTCATAGACTCCTCCTTCCATCTCGTACATTTCAAACAACTTATCAAATACCGTGTCTTTGGTTACTTCTTTTTCAATATCAACTATGAAGGGGATATCAATTGGAATAAAACTTGACGTCGAACACTTATTTGTATTTGGATGAAAACGAACGAATCCATCACTAAATCCTGTTGAAAAAAATATTTTCCCTTGTGATAGCTCCGGATTTTCTCGCGCCCATTTAATTAACTCGTCTAATAGCATTTCTTTTTTAACTTTGATTTTCATTGTTTCCATCTCCTCTAAAATAAAGTTAGTTGCTTCTGTTCCTCGTATTCCAAACCATGTTGCTTTATATATATTCCGAGCTCTTCCGCTGTATCAAATGTCTTTTTCACACCTTGCCAATCTGGTACGATATGCCCATGAAAGTAATAAGTGCCGTTTACTACATGAGTATGAGCCACTCGCTCGTTATCCTGATACAGATATCTCTTAGATCTGAAAAATTGGTTTAAGTATTCTTTGCGTGCGTTATCGGTTTTAGGCATTTATACTTCCTGCCACTTCTTGAACATTTGGTTATAAGTATTATCAAACCAGTACGGATCACGTGAATGTTTCTGAGGTACATTAAACAAATGTGGCTTCTTTCTTCTTAGCTCTGCCTCTTTCTTTCGCTCTCTTTCCAATTTGCGTTCGAGTCTAGCTTGTTCCAGTCTTTCTATTGTTTTCTTTTCTCTGTACTCGCTTAAACGCATGCCTTCTGGTGCGTCCA